GGGCAGTGTTGCCTTCCATGCGATAAAGCGTGGAACAAAAACCTAGGGAGGTGTAAGAATGTCTAGAATTCGCGAGCGTGGAACAATGTCTCATTGGGTGTCATCCCATTATTGTTATATGGATGACGACCAAAGCTACTGGAAGAATCACTTAGATCGTGATTTTCTCCTGCAGTTTCCTGCAGATGAATATGAATTCATCTCAGATGAGACCCCCCGTTTTCAACGGTATGGTAATTGCTACCATAAGAAGGTAACTACCAAACCCTTGCCAACAGAAATTTTCTGGCATGGGGCTGGCGGTACCAACTGGGAGTCTAACGCTATGCGGTTCGCTTCTTACATGAATCCTACGGAGTACGTTACACCGGATCCAACAGATCTGATAGCGCAAGCTTGCAATGGAATGAAGCCGACGCTAACTGGTCCGTTGTCCCTCACGAATTTCATCTTAGAACTTCGTGACCTCAAACTGTTGTTCCGTACGATGCGAAATACTAAGAGAGTTATCTCGAAGCTATTAAGCATCAAGCGGAAGCCGGGCGAAAGTCGAACAAGAGCGTTGATTCGAACTCTTGCGTCTTTGCACCTGGGTTATCAGTTCGGTGTGAAACCCTTTATAGGTGATTTAATTACCTTATTTGGGAAACTCACCTCAATTGAGGAGACGTTGCGGCTGTATAAGTCGCAGTGTGGTGTTGTACAGACTCGACACTGGCAAAAGACACTCGTTGATAACGAGATCTCACGCCAAATCTTGTCTTCTCCGTACGAAAACTACGTATGTGAGCTGCAGACCAATGTGGTATTTAATGCCACTATGCAGTACACGTACACAGTCCCCGAGATAGATTCGAAGTATGCCAAGTTAAAAGGCATATTAGATCTTCTCGGTTTGAAGGTTAACGCCTCAGTTATTTGGGAGGCGATTCCCTTCTCATTCGTCGTTGATTGGTTTGTCGGCGTGGACGATTTTTTGTCCCAATTCGACACCGATTACCTCGAAGCACAAGTCACGATCCTTGACTTTTGTTATTCTTTCAAAGTCAATGAATCAGTCGCCTACCTAGTAGGCGCCGGTTGGTCCGAATCAATTAATCGGTCCAACAGGAGACCCTGTGCTACCGTTGACATTTCACGGTATACGAGGCGACGAACTCTCCCTGATCCAGGGCTCTTTGGACTAGAGCTTGTGGATGGTTTTGGAGCCCGACAAGTCGGGCTCGGCGCCGCTCTGCTGCTGGCTTGATACCAGTATGCAGGTTAACCCGCTACTTGAAGAGTAGCACAACATTACAAGGAGTAACATTATGTTTTCCTCAAGTATTACGTTAACAGGTGACGCTGCCTCGACTCAAACCTACGACCAAATTTCCCTGGTCGGAGGTAAATGTATTAGAGCCGATGCAGCCCGTGATCTAGGTACACCTCGTACCATGATCATATCCCATGAAACAAAGGGAAGCGGTTTGTCAGCTGTTGACCGACATCTCGTACGCCTTAACCTTGTAGAAGAGGATACTGACGTGGACGCAATAGCGACCATATCTAGTTCCGTCTACCTGGTTATTGAGGCACCGAGACGCATCGTTACAAAAGCGATGATTGAAGACCAGGTTACCCAACTGATCGATTTTTTGACCACGGAAGGTAACATGGATAAGTTCTTCAATTCGGAACCGTAAAGCCTCCTGATTTAATCTACCAGGAGGTCCTCATTGAGGTTGAGAGGGATTCATGTGTGCTCTATGGAGGAAATGCATTATGCAAGACCTTAAGAGCCATACCGACTTTATTGTCGGCTTGTATGAACGCCTCTTAACTGAGGACATGGTGCGGCAGCATGGAAAGCCGGAGCAATTCGCGCGCGATTTCAGAACATTGAGAAAACGCGTGAAGAACGAAGGATTTTCATTCTTGTCAAAGACACTACCGTCCTTAGCCAAGGCTGTTGACAAAGCCTTGGTGGACGGTGCCTTTACTTGTCCCACCAGCTTTAAAAGAGCTAAAGGGACAGCATTCCCTGCATTTCTGCAGGTGCTGCTTGGGCAAGTCTTTCGCGAGACAGGTGAGCTACTACAGTCACCTGACGTCTCTGCCGTGAGAGATCTACGACAGATTTTATATCTGTACTACAAGTACGAGGTAAGCTATGACGAATCAGTTATTTCTGATTTTCTGTCAGCTTTTGTTTCTACTGACAGAGAAATTGGCTGGTATAAACCAGCTTTACCAGAAGAATCCGAAAAGGTTCTGCTTACTGCTCGTGCTCTCCTACATGCTTTGTTTCGGGATTTTGACACTTTTAGTGACATTGTCCCTAAGCATGGTCCTGGGGCTGTAGCGACCGGAGAGAAGAACTGGGAGAAAATGAATTTCTCCCGGAAGTATGGGTGCATTCATGAAGTGTATCCTTACTATAAATTCTTCTTCACAAATGCTGCAGACCTCGCCGCAAATACCTCTAAGTACTGGCAACTGGAAGCCGTCCCTAGCGGGATAGCCAAAGTTGTCCTAGTACCAAAGGATTCTCGAGGGCCTCGATTAATTTCGATGGAACCACTAGAGTTTCAGTGGGTCCAACAAGGCCTTTCGAAAGCCATCGTTAAATGGGTAGAAAAACACCCAATGACACGAGGGCACGTCAACTTTGAAGACCAAATGGTCAACAGAGAATTGGCGCTGCGGGGGAGCATGTCCAGTGATATAGTAACATTGGACATGTCGGAGGCCTCGGATCGTGTCTCATTATGGCTCGTGAACGAATTATTTCACGGGTTGCCTTTCTTGAGACACCTCTTAGGTACGCGCACTGAAGCTACGGAGCTGCCAAACAAGGTTGTTCACTTGATGGCTAAGTTTGCTCCGATGGGGTCAGCGTTATGCTTCCCTGTCGAGGCTTTGGTGCACTGGTCGCTAGCAACGGCCGCTCTCATCGTAAAAGACGAGTTGAGCTCGAAACAAGCTCTCCGCGCAGTTTACGTGTATGGCGACGACATCATCGTTAAGGGCCAAAACCATGAAGCCCTCTTCGATACGTTCCCCGACTTCAAATTGAAGTTTAATATCGGGAAATGTTGTACCACCGGCTCTTTTCGAGAGTCATGTGGTATGGATGCCTTCCTTGGACAAGATGTTTCAGTGTTGAAAATAAAGAAACTCTTACCAAGCAGACCATACGACGCCACCGGGTACGCAAGCTACCTAGAGTATTGTAATAGACTCTGGGCAGATGCGTATTATTCCACATCCTGTTACGTCGAGGACTATCTCGTCAGAATTTATGGCAAGATACCTCACGTGACAAAGACATCTGACGTACTGGGGATAGTTACCCCGGTACTCCCTCCATATGAAGATCCTTCCACGTTTCAACAACGCTGGAATGCTGATCTCCATGTAAAGGAATATAAAGTCAGAGGTCTCGGGACGAAAAAGCGTTATCGTCCTTTGGACAGGTGTGAATACCATCGTAAGATGGTGACGTGCCACGAAGAATTCGTGGCCGGCGTCTACACTGCTCCTCGTAGTGTAAAATCAAAAACGAGGTGGAGCTCACGTTTATTCGTGAGACCTGCAGTGCGGTGGGAACGCCCTAAATGGGCGTCCTTTCGCTAGCAGGTTTTGGGGTCCAACGTGTCCGCCGGCCTAAAAAATAA